CATTCTTTGCATATATTTGTATTCACTAGCTTTTCTTCTGTTGTTTTTGGTAATAGGGCGTCCAATTCGGACCATATGATTGCCAGCATTGTTTTTGATTGTGGCAACCTTTTTTAGATGTTTCATAAAACGCATTATTGACTTAGGCGTCTGACACGAGTTTCGATCATATCAATAGTCTCCTTGAAACTCTTCCCACCCGAAGTGGATGGTTTCCACTTGTTCCACTCTTTATCAATCTCTTCATGACCTACTGGTAAGTCGATATCTTGACCCACTATTTCACTATCAGATACAACGAAACCCTCCAAATCAGACTCATCATCATGACCGTCATCATAAATATCACTGTCATTATCCTCGATATCGATTTCGCTATAATAAGCAAACATGTCAGCACCCAAATCTTTCATCTCAAGATCCTTAAAAGATGTCCCACTTGGGTGGTGTTCCGTCACACTTTCGTAAGGTGTGGGAGATAAGTCTCCACTGTCTATTTTATAGACACATGCAGATTTATAAATAAGTTCAGTGGGATTAAGATATCTCAGGCCGAGAGTATTACCAGTATTCATACCAACAATCCCATACATCTCATCTTCCAAACCGTCTTCGTTTACTAACACTTTTACAATGTCGTCCTGATTTATTTCAGATGGCACAATCATGCTTATAGTTTTTAGACAAAAAATATTCAGGGATAATATCACAGATGAAAGTTATTATTTATTCGAAGGAAGGATGTCAATATTGCGACCACGCGGTTACATTAAGTCAGGAGGAGAGCCTGGATTATGAAAAAATTATAGTGGACAAAGAAGAACTCAAGAAGTTGTGTGGTGACACTGTAACAGCCTACCCTCAAATATTTATTGACGGAAATCATATCGGAACATACTTCGATTTTCAAGACTACATGGAAAATGACTACGAACCAATTCTCGCCCCTACCCTAAACAGATTTACCGTCTTCCCCCTGAAGTATCCAGACCTCTGGGAACTCTATAAGAAGGCTCAAATGTCCAATTGGACTGCTGAAGAGATAGATCTCTCTAAGGACCTGGACGACTGGAAAACACTCAATGATAATGAACAGAAGTTTATCAAGTATATCCTGGCGTTTTTTGCCGGATCCGATGGAATTGTTTTTGAAAATATTAACAACAACTTTGCTGATGAGGTGCAAATATCTGAAGCTCGCTCATTCTATGCCTATCAGTGCCATAATGAGATGGTTCATGGTGAGACATATTCTAAACTTATTGATAAATATATCAAAGATCCTAGTGAAAAAAAACAACTTTTCGAGGCTATTCAAACTGTACCCTGTATCGAAAAGAAGGCCAATTGGGCCCTTAAATGGTTCGATGCCAAATCCAAGACTTTTGCCGAACGTCTCTTCGCTTTCGCTTGTGTCGAAGGCATCTTCTTTTCTGGAAGTTTTTGTGCCATTTACTGGCTAAAGAAAAGAGGACTCATGCCCGGTCTCTGTTTTAGTAATGAGCTCATCTCACGGGATGAAGGGCTTCACCAAGAGTTTGCAGTCGAACTCTTCAAACAACTCCGCAATAAACCGTCGACGGAGACACTTCATACCATCATAAAAGAGGCTGTCGAGATTGAGAAGAATTTCATCTTAGACGCTCTCCCATGTAACCTCATCGGTATGAACTCCGATAAGATGTCCGAATATATTGAGTATGTCTCCGATCGTCTCTTAAAACAGATTGGGCAACCCCCAATTTGGAACTCAAAAAATCCTTTCGACTTCATGGAAAATATTAGTCTCGATGGGAAGACAAACTTTTTTGAAAAAAGGGTGGGTGACTATGGGAAAATGGATGATGTATCAGATGATATCGGTTTCGATGAAGAATTCTAAAAAAAATATCATCGTACAGTATAAATAATGCAGAGACCAGCCCTACTTATATTTATTATCATACTCATGTTGGGAATTGGTTTTATGATCTTATATCAAATGGGATATTTAGAACAATTTTTTACACAGGAAGGCGATGTATGTGAACCTGAAGGTACCGCTGATTCCAATGCAACATACACTCTAAATGCAGACAAGGAATGTGTATTTACATGTAAAAGTGGTTACAAAAAAGTTGGTGGTGTCTGCATCGAAGATACTACGGGTGATGAATGCACAGCAGATGATATGGATTCTCGAGGAACTTACGCGTATAATACCAGTGGTACTTGTGTTTTATCTTCGTGTAATGAAGGATATGATGTAAATGGTACAGCGTGTGCAAAGAAGCTTCCTATGGCGCAACATGTTCGAATTGAACGACCATACGGAGAAGCAATTAGACTGCTTGAAATTGAAGTGTATAATCAAAATGGTGCGATCATATCAAGTGGGAAAGACGTTACGGGTGCTCCGGATGCGGTGAATCTCGATAATCTCGTAGATACTTTTTATATTCAAGACGATGTTGGCACTGTTACAGGCACGAGTGCTGAATCTCCGTATATACAAATTGATCTCGGTTCATTACAACAAATTGGTTCTATCAAAATATTTAAGGATACGGCAGAGTATCCACGACAAGTTCCCGCAGGTGAGGTCGGTACAGCTGTGATGATTGGCGATGATAGTCTCAAAAATGCGACTGTGAAGTTGTTAGGTGCGGATGGTACCAATGTTACTGCTGTGACCCCAATGACTAATACGGAAAAAAAGGTGGCGGTATACGATTTTAGTGCCGTCACTCCCGCATGGGTGTACATGGATGAGGTTGATGCATAATTCAGTAAATAACTCACAATTTCAATCTTAAAATGTGTACATACATTTTAAGAGTGATTGATTGAATAAATATTTAATTAAAACAGGTTGCCATCGGAAGATACAGACATGGGTTCGAGGGTACGTCCAGTATTCTCTAACTCTATCTGTGGTTCGGCGAAACCAGGTTTCGCATCGGGTGCGTCAACCATAGGACCTGGGGGTTGTATCACAACCTTCTTACCCTTTTCCCTTTTTTTATCACCACAACCACAACCCGTATCCTTTTTTTTATCACCGCAACCACACCCCTTTTTAGAGGACTTCTTCTTGTTTTGTAGGTTCATCATACCCCACACGATGAGTATAAAGACAACAGTGTGTACGAGAAGTCCGAGTGTAGAGGGACACCCTGTTGGTGTCGCAATTGCGGGGCCTAATACCCGCCGGACGAGACGGAACGTTTCGGGGTTCGCGACAATGAAAAATGTAAGACCCGAAATAACGGAAATGATAAACTTTTCCTGTTGTTTCTCACCGTTGCAGCCACATCCACAATCTTTAAAAACACCCATAATTACTTTTAACATATGTCAACAAAAAAAAATACTTAAAGTCAAGCCTCATAATGTATATATAACCAACCAACAATGTCGCTCACTATCCAACGCTCTACTGAATTCTCCTCTGCCTCTGTGCAATTTTCAAAATTTCGTAAAAACAAAAATGGCGGTAAAGCCGTCTACCTGAATAGCGGCGACAACAAAAAAATTTACGTTCAATTTCCTTTTATGCGATCACCATATGGCCTGAGTGCTTTTACTGACGAAGGTACAGGGCGCACCTCGTATTCGTTAGATCTTTCATTTGATCCCGATAACACCGAAGCGATGGAACTGCACGACAAACTCAAAGAACTCGATGATATAATCGTAGATACTGTCGCCAAGAACTCCAAGGAGTGGCTCGGTAAAGAGTTTAACGTCGCTGTCCTGAAAGAAGCACTCTACAAACCCATGATTCGCCCTGGTAAAGAGCAGTACCCAGCCACTATTAAACTCAAGATTCTCACCAAACCAGATGGTACATTTGTTCCTGAAGCATACTCCATGCAGAAACAATCTGTCTCTGTCGACAGCATTGAAAAGGGTCAAAAATGTATGGCTATCGTTGATCTTAATCAAATCTGGTTCATCGATAACAAGTTCGGTGTGACTATCCGCCTTCAACAGGCCCTTGTTGAACAGTCCGCCAAACTCCCATCATTCGCCTTCCAGGGTGTTGATCTTCCTACCGATGTCGATGTTGAAGACGAGGAAGATGAAGAAGTCGATGAATAAATATATCACACAATAAAACTTAAAATCCTCATTGGTAAGAAGAAAAATCTTCTTACGAATAAGTAAGTATGACAAACCTTGAGAGTAATCTCAAAAAAATATTACGAGGTAAGAAGGCGTGTACTCCAGGTAATTTTTTAAAGGTTCCATTTTGGCCATATGGAAAGATGAAACCCGCCAAAGGTAGAATGTTGGGACAAGGACAATACAGTAAAGTATATAGAGGGAGTATCAACGACAATGGTCGTCGTTATGTTGCCTACAAAGAGATAGATACAAGTAAGAATACAGTGGGGTCAGGTGCGTTTGAATACAAGGTTGCAAAACAATTGAAAGGGTATGGCGTTCCTGATCAATATATGTATAAGAAATGTGAAAGTATGGACATTCTTTACCTAGAACATATCAAAGCTAAGGAATTCGATATATGGTGGAAAACCAACCCAGGAATGGAGGAGATAAAATCTGTCATGCTCCAAGTTTTGTATAATTTATATAGAATTAAACAAGAATTCCCCGGATTCAGACATCATGATCTTCATGGTGGTAACATTCTCGTACGCCCCGTGCCGACCAAGGAAATTGTGATACGTTTGGGGGAAAATCAATCATACAAGGTCTCAAATGGTGGTGTGGAAGCTGTTATGATTGATTTTGGACTGTCAGTTTTTCCTAGGATAACTAATCCCGTTATTTCAAATGGTGGATACGAATATGTGGGAATATCAAAGAAATCCCACCCCCAATATGATTTACACACCTTCCTGAATACTGTTTGGATTAAAGTGATTAGACCTAAAAATGAGAATGAGCGCAAGATACATGAATTTATCAAATCTCTCATCCCTACAAAGTATCTAGGTGTTATGGTAATGAAAAAACAAACTATTCTACGTCGTATTGGTATAGATGAGGGTAAAGGAGATATTCCAGGATTCAAAACGGTTTTGAATCACTCATTCTTCACCGGTGAAAAGAAAGTAAGTAAGCTTAATAAGGTTCTCAAAAATATTACCTCTAAGACCAAACTCCAAAAACCCACGATCATCGGTGTTCCCAATAAGAAGTCTCCAGTGAATCAGAAAGCGGCGTTGTCTCGTGCAGTGACTATAATGAAAGCAAAACAAAAACCGATTATTCGCCGAAAATAATATTATTATACACTATAAACAATGCTCGCTTTCATTATTCTCGCGATTATCAACATAATCATTCTGACGAAAACTGGTCAGGCCAAGAAGGCCGCCCCCCCAGTCGGGGAGGAAAAGGGTTGGACTGTTTACGGGACCATGGGGTGTGGCTGGACTCGTAAGCAACTTGAACATATGAAAAAAGCTAACAAGGCTCACACCTTTGTCGATTGCGACAAAGAGGAGTGTAAGGGTATGAAGGCCTTCCCCACCCTCGTCAGTCCTGATGGGGAAAAGACTGTTGGATACAAAGAGGTTTAAATACCTCGGACGACGGTGAGACCGATGGAAAGTATGAACGCATCAAGCATGGTGGTGATGGGTTTGAGCACGGTGATATGCTTCACAAGAGCACGGTTCCACACGAGGCGGAGAAGGAAAGTACTGATGAGGATGGTGAGTGCAAACAAGAGAAACTCGGTGAGCATATCAGACTTAGTGCGAGCCTTTGAAACTTCCTGGATCATTTATTAGATGTCAATATTTTTTTTCTATTCCAATTACAAATGAAAGGTCTACCTGTGAGTGGTTCCGAAAATCGATTTACCAATAGACGGTGGGGGTCGTCTACTGGTATCGGTAACAATAATTGTTATGCCTATGCCGTAGGTGACTATGAGGCTTATAGATGGCAAAAGTCTATTCCGGGTGATCGTTCCGGTATGTCAAATGGGTATCACAACTATACACATTGCACCACTCTTCCAAACCGTGTCGTATCAGACAACCCCAAGAAGGTGTACAAAGTTGGTGCAAATGAAAAATGTAAGAAGGGGTACTTCAAGGTGATGATGTTTGTGTCTCCTGGAAGACCCACAAACTATATCCGTCAAGGTGATTTTCATTTTTACAAACAACACAATGTTGTTGAGTATCGAATCAAAGTTGGAGACACCATCGCTTCAGTCGCGAAGTTTTTCAAAATTCCCGACTCAAGGATAAAGAGGGCTGGACCATTTAAAGTTGGTACACGTATCATATTCAAGGCGAACGTATTCAGTCACAAGCGTGGGTGGGCGACTGGACCACTTCTGACTGATGCGAAAGGTAAAGCGATCATAGATCCTCGTAAGGCTTCTAGGAACTACCCAGGTCTAAACTATGAGAAATATTGTAGTTCATTCTGCGTGAAGAACCGAGGGATCAAAGTCGGAAAGACTCACCCCAAGGTCTGAAAAAAGACTGTCAAGGTCTACGGTTTCTTCTACATCGAAGGTTATATCGAGCATATCCATCACACTTAAAACAGATTCATCATTCAAGTACACAGAGTTTGCAGCTGCTGTGTAATTGTTCTGAATCGTCACGGTGACCTTAAATTGAGATCCATCGAGTACTTTTCTACATGTAGGGCATGTATTCTTACCTTTATTTTTCCATTCCTGTAGACAGTGGGAATGAAATATATGTCCACACCTGGTCGGAGTATTATTC